CAAGCGGCTTTTGGCAGATTGGCTTTTTGCGGCCTTGAGGAATCGAGTGCCTGACCGTTTCAGCGCCGGCCCTTGCACCGTCGGGATGAAGTTTTCCAGCACGTTGCACGCGCTCGAATACTTGTCGATGTCCACGCGCCCTTGCAGACGCGGACCCCACTTGCCCGCATTGAACGATGCTTGAATGGGAGAGCTGCGCGGCACGGGTCAGTACCTCGCCGTAATCCAGAGGTCTTCCTCAAACTCAGACGGGGATTGCTCCTCGCCCTCAATATGTTTGACCTCTCGCATGTAATCCTGGTACTCGACCATCAACGCTTCGCGCTTGCGCGTCGAGTCGGTAACGCGCTCCACGATCTCGACTGCAAGCCGCAGCACAAGCGCTTCGGTCAGCATCGCATCAAAAGTTGACGGGTCGGTTTTGTCCTCAATGTAACGGATATAGCCAAGACCCGTCCCGTCGGTCACAAGGCACGGGCCAAACGTCACCTTGTAAGCTGTGCCGCCAGAAGCGCTGCCATTGGCAAACCCGTCCGTGTCAACGTGCGACAAAATGAAGTTTGTAGACACACCGGTCGTCGTCGCGATCTGAATGTCGTTGACGAGGCTTGCTTGATTAGCCGCTGTCAGATAGACCCGATCTCCATCAGAAAGACCGTGCGGCGTACCCATCGCAACCAAAACGCTTCCGGTAGCTGCCAGCGGATACGTGCTCGTATAAGAGCCCAGCAGAGCCTGCGAGACTGGCGCGTTTTCGATCCGCCATTGCTCAGTCCCGCTTACCTCAAGAACGCGCAGGCAATTGACAGGCAGCGGAAACACCGCCGTGAAATCCCAGTCTGGAACAAACGCAGGGATTGCAGCGTCTCTGGATTTCAGCGTGGCTCGAGTGGTGACCGAATTCCAAGAGTGTTCGCGCAAAACAGCTTTGCGGACGAACGGCCAAGAGTTCACAACGACTCGAGCTCGCTCGTGCGTCGGAGTCGACCACTCACCAGACGTGATCGTCTCCGCTCCGACTCTCGTCAGCGCCTGATTGGCGATTTCCAGATCAGTCGCCACAGCCCGCTATCGCCCGATCAAATCCATGTTCTGGATAATGAACACCTTGAGCCTGTCAAAAGCCGCCGAGATCTCGGTCGGGTCCGACGCATCGTCAAACCTCACTTGGATGTTGTGGCGGTTGTAAGCTGCGGCTCCAGGCGCAATAACCGTGAAGCTTGAGTTGCTCGTCACGTCGTTGTAGACGATCGACGATTGGATGCCGTCGCCGACATTCGGGCCGTTGTTGATTCCGTAGGGCATTGCCAGATCTCCTACTTGCGAGCGTCGTTGAGCATCTGCAGGACGGCCAGCTCGGCGCGTTCCAACGCTGCGATGGTTTCTGCGCTTGAAGCAAACGGCGTGAAACCCAAATCCAGCACGTTCGGCGGCTGTGCAGACGTGCTGCTGGCAGAGCTTTTGATCGTTTCAATGTCTCGGCTGCCGTTTGCCGAAATGAGGAAATCGGCCATGTTTGACCCTCCAAAAAGTGGCCAAGCCCCGGCGCAGACGTTGATAAGCCCAAAAACGTCTGCGCCGGAGCGAGACCAGGGGGACTAGTCGCCCGCGGTGTAGTCCATCTCGAGCACGATGGTGCCCGAAGCGGAACCGGCGGCGACCAGATCTGCCGTAACCACGTAGGTCTTGAACGGATCGTCCGACAGGCCGAGAAGCTGATACACCGGCTTGCCAAGCGTATCGATGTTCAGCGCCGAGTTCGTGCCCACGCGCTTTTCCTGGCGAACCAGAGGCCCCGTCAACGTCTGCGCGTCGTCGAACAGATTCTCGTCCACGTCGGTGCCATCCTCGAGCCGCAGCCCGAAATTGACATCGCTCGCGCCGGTCAGCGCGTCGCAGGAGAGAAGCAGCGAGTCCACGTAGTCGCCGGAGCGAATCGTGAAAAACCGAATCACGTCGTTGTTCGACTGAGTGCCGTCGAGCTCGACCACCACGCGCTTGCGCCGCTTTCGAGCTCCGCTTGCGGCGACATTCACCGTGACGCCAATCTGAGAGGAATCAATATTGGCCATTTGTTTTGGCCTCCGTTTGAGTGGGCAGGCAGCCCCTCAGCACGACTCCGCACTAAGGGGCTACCACCCGTTCAGTCGAGCCTACGGCTCGTCGCAGACGATCTCGACCAGCTTCTTCTCTTCGACGCGCGTCGCGCCGACCGTGATCGAGGTGTAGACCTGCGTCGCGTACGACTTGTCGGTTCGCTCGTCCACTCGCCCCGTCACGTCGCCGAAGATGCCGAGAGCCAGCCCCGACCGGGCAAACGCCATGCACCGCCGATCCGACGATCCGTTGAACGGCAGCAGCTCGGTGGTGATGAAGTTGAAGCCCATGAACGATCGGATTCGACCATCGACCAGAACCGGCGTGGTGTTGTAGTCCGCGCTGGCCGCCAGGGTTTCGCCCAGCAGATCGTCGTGCTGCGCGCCGGTCATGACGACGAAGAGCTCCTCGTTGTCGATGTCCACCTCAGCCTTCATGAGGGCCTTTTTGGCCGCCCGCAGCTTCGACACGGTCATGCCGTTAGCACCCGCCGAATCGATGATGTGGGTGGGGTTGGCCGTCGTGAACGTGTCCCAGACGACCGTCGTGCCCTTGTCCTCGCCCGTCTTCGACGAGCCAAAAGCCGCGTTGATGATGATCTGATCGCAGGCTCGGTTCGCCGCCGCTGCGCCGTTCTCGACGTAGGGGCTGCGGAAGTCTGCGATCGTGCGAAGGAAATCGTGCCGATCGATGAGCTGCGCGCCGTGCTTCGTCACCGGCTCAAGCCAACGCACGTCGTGCGGCGTGTTCAGGATCGGCGTGTCGCCCTCGCGGACCCAGTCCGAAAGCGTGACCGAACCGATCTGCTGAACCGGCTGGGCAGCCTTGCCGGTGTAGGAGTTGGACCGGACAGCGGTGCGCAGACGGCTCTGCTGCTGCTGGAGAAGAAGCTCTACATTGCTGGCATATTGCTCGGAATGAGCAACGGTAATCTCGGAAGACATTTGTCACCTCGTTAGTAAAAGTCAAAAACCAATTTGGGTTTTGGCTTGTCCGCACAAGGCGGGGCCGGACGCGAATCGCGTGTCAGGCCCTCAAGTCAATCTGCTCCGGCCCTTGCGGGTTATCAGAGCGCTCGCGACTCAGCGAGGGTTGTCTTCCACTTCCACAAGTGTACCGCGTGTTTAACCAGCAGCGGCTTCTTGGATCTTGTTCCATTCCTCAATCGCCTGAACGTCGCCGTCGAACATGCGCTTTCGGAAGTTGTCGTCTTTGATCAGCAGGCTGCGACGCTTGCGCGCCACTTCTTGACTCATCTGGCCCATCGATCCCAAGCTGTCGCCGTCGTTGACCACGGCTTTCTCAGTCGTGGCCGCTGCCACCGTGCTCAGAATCTTCACAGCTTTCTTGACGCCGATGGCTTGCGTCAACTGCCTTGAGTCGTCCTGCGTAAAACCCAGAGCTTGGATTCCACGCTTGACCATGGCGTCGAATTCTTTGGGTGTTTTCCCGTATTCCGCCATCACCTCTTTCGATTCCTGCGCCACCTGCGCCGCAAACTGCGCTTCGCTGTGCGAGCGTTCGGAATCGATAAGCTGACTGGTGATCATCGCGAGCTGGGCGCGCTGAGCCGGCGTGAGTCCGATCTGATGCGCAATCCGATTGACCTCATCCAGCGGCATTGCCTGACCGTCGGCAGTTTGCACCTCGAGCTCGGGATAGCCAGACGCTTCCTGCGGGACTCCGATCTTTGCCCGGAATTCCGACACCTGCTCTTCGTTGTCCCAATCCGGCACTTGGATCGCGTCGGTCGGATCGCCACCAATCCGCTGAACAGCGTGTTTGTACGAGTTCAGGATTGCAGCGGGGTCTTTCCACCCCTTATTTTCAATGTACGCTCGATCTTCGATGCTGTAGCCGTCGAGCCATCCAGAGGCGTTCTGGGGCTCTGAAACGCCCTGAGACTCCACGGGACTGTCAACCGGCTCTGCGATCGACCCTGAGCCGAAATCCACGCCCAGCGCCGCTCCAGCGCTTTCTAGACCGCCTGATGCCGCAGCCTCTCCGCTGCCACCCGCTGCGCTCGTTTCCTCACTCATTTGCCCCCCCCTATCGATCGGACACTTCCTGCTGAATGTCTCGCAGATCCTGCTCTGTCAGACTCAGCACGTCTTGAATGATCATCCACACCTGACGCCGGCCCTCGGTCACCGCCATTGACCAGGGGTCGCCCTCAAACGTCGTGCGAGTTGCTCGGCAGGCGTCTGCCAAATGCGCCAAAACCAAGCTGCCCTGCGGCCCTCTAAAGACCGAGGCATAGGCGTCGCGCACGTCGCGAGGCGCAAACGCCTCTCGAGCTCGTTCGTTCAGGCTCAAACAATCGCCTCGCCGTTACCCATTGCCGAAATTTCTCGCATTGCCTTTGCCGCCTGCGGAGCCTGGCTAAGCATTTGCGTTTCCGCGGCCTGCTGCTTGGCCTGCATGTCGAGCTCTTCGTACTCTGTTTCGGTGCGGACAAGCTTGCTCGGAACGCCCAGCGTATCGCTGACGTGCCGAATCAGTTTGTCGTTTTTCCACATCTGCAAGAGCGTCGGGTCAGACTGAATAAACGGCAGAGCCACCTCGACTGCACGCTGTATGCCCAGAATCTCGTCGCTCTTCTGCATGCGCGTCGCGCTCGATTCGTACTCGATTTCGTACTCGCCTTGCGCCTCGATCAGCTCGCCTGGCATCGGGTCCAGCGCGTTCGTCCGAATGGCGATGGCAATCTCTCGAGCGATAAGCGGGCCGAGAAGCTCACTCTGCTGGCGTCCAATCACGGGAGTGAGAAACTGCGCTTTCTCTTTCTCGCGAGACAGCACTTCGGTCGCCGTCATCTGGACGCGATCTCGCACGAGGATGTCGTACAACGAAACACCCAGCGCGTCGCGAATGTTCTGCCGCAGGAATTCCATCATCCCTTCGGTCATATCGAGACGGCCACCCGTCTGCAACGGCAGGATCTTCGGATTGCCCATCGCGTCTACACCGCCCACGGTGATGCCGCCTGGATTGATCCTGATCCGCTTGGAGCCTCGACCCAAAACCCCGTCGTCGGCTACCAGCAAAGGCGGATCGGCCACTTTGTGCCCAGACCGGATGAACGCCTTTTGCATCTCTTGCAGCGTCTTAATGTCGGGCAAAACCAGCATTGCCGGCCCACGGCCATACATTTCGTGGGGGTTGACGGTGTATCGGCTCCAGATGTACGGGAGTTCGTAGAACCCCCCGCGCTCGAGCACCGATTCCTCGTCGACCGAGATCTCGAGAGCCTCGTATTTCATTGAGGTCTTTTTGCCGTACTCGTAATCGTCGCTGGGTTTGACCACCGACAAATACGTGTGCTTTGCGAACGGATTCTCGTCCTTTGCATCGCGTGCGCACTTCGGGGCCTTGTCTCCCCACCGCCGACAAGCCGCTCTCGCAGTCAGCTCGTACTCTCGATAGATCGAGTCCACGTTGCCTTCGTGGTCGGTGTCGATCCACGCAGAGCCGACGTGTATTTGCTGATAGCGAGTCGCGCCCTCTGCGGTTTCTTCGACCAGCAAGCAAGCGTTGCCGTAGGCCAGATTGCTCTTCCAAACCTCGTGAACCTGCCCGTAGAACCGCGCAGCCGGTGCGTTTCGCCATCGAAACAGAACGTCGGTGGCTTGCTCAAACCAGCGCTTGACCGCAGGGATCTCGTTGAGCTGCTCGTCGGATGCGACCAGCCGATGCCATCGCTCGGTCCTGGGCGTAAGAAACGACTCAAGCGCTGCCGCGCCTTTCTCAAGCGCCAACGCTGCCGTTGCTTCGTAGATCTTCTCGGTCGTTTTCTCGCCCGGCGAATGCCGATACGTAAAATCGCCGCCGTCGGGCCAGACCAGATCTTTGACCTGCTGCCATTGGTCGTCGAAGTTCGTGCGTCGGCCCTTGAGCTCGTTCACGCGCTTCTTGCACTCAAGCGCCTGGTTTGAATCAGACCCGTGCATTAGTACCCACCGCCCAGCGTCGAGCGCGCTGTGTTGGCAGCCATCGCGGAGCCCAAGGTACTGCGGACTGCAGCGCGAGAAGACTGAGCCCTGCGTCGCCGCTCAGCGTCTCGAGCCGCCAAAGCCGACCCCGTGTCTGCCGTTGCCGCAGGCGGCATCGACGCCGGCTGCGGTGCAAGACCCATTGCAAGACCCGTCGTCCCGCCAGCCACCGCAAGAGGAACCGCAGCCTCCTTGGCTAGCTCTGTCGCCTTCTGCGCCATCGTTTGCTGCGCTGCCTGCTGTCCGGCCTCTTGAGCGACTGCGCCCGCGCCACCCCCAGCGCCCCCAGCACCTGCTCCCGGAACACCACCAGACGCTGGTGCAGTCATAGCCGTGCCGGCAGCTTGGCCAGGCGCTTGAACTGCGGTTTGAGTTGCGGTTTGGGTTGCGGCTTCCGTACCGGCTGTCGCGCCCGGTCCAGCGATTGCGCCACCTGCGCCGCCCGCAACCGCGCCCAAGCCGGCACCGATCCCGACATTTTTGAAGACATCGCCGACCGATTCGCCCTTGGCCGCGCTCACCGTGCCCGATGTTGCGCCGCCAATGGCAGCTCCGATGATTGCAGCCTCTACAATTCCACCCACGGCGCACTCCCTCTACAGGCGAACGGTCACGAAAAACATTTCGTCGTTGAGCTCGGCAATACTTTCAAGCCCGATCTGATCAGAATGCCTGCGGTTCCAGATGTCAACGTATCTAAGAATATACTCCACCAGTTTTGCCGGAACGGCTGCGTGGATATGGTCAAAGTCCCTTTTGCGCGTTTCGGTAATGACGTGATCTACCCACCGCCGCACATCCCAGCGCTTGCGAGATTGCGGCCTGACCACGTAATGCACGCCAATGCCGCCACAATCCAAACCGGTGATCTCGATCCACCAAATCATCAAGATCTCGTGATCTTGGGTTTCGGCAAACCAAATCCCGTCTTCTATCTCGTGCTCGGCTATTTCTCGAGGGAAGCCCCAGAGCGCAGCAATCTCGCTGCCAAACTTGGCCACCCCTTCACCGTGCAACTGCATCAGCTCAGACATCAAAAATCCGCCGTCGTTTGTACAGGTTCGTACGGATCGTAATCGACCGGCATCAGCGCAGACCGGCCCTCGCCCTCGCCAAGGCACAGGTACTCGAGCGCCTCGACCGGATGGCTGTACTGATTCTTGTCGGGCTCTTCGGTGTACCGCTCGTCTCCGGTTTTGATGCGGCGATAGCAAAAGCCACCAGCCAGCCCCTTGCGCACCATCTTTGCTTTCGGACTGATCATCAATCCTGGCCTCAGATCGCCCAGAAGCCGGCGCAGCGGGTTGGCCACGCTTGCCCTCCGCAGGGTCACCTTGTTGCTCGGCGCAGGCTGACACGGCACTCCAGCCGCTACCAGAACTTGGCGCGGCGTGTCTTCGGTCGCCTGCCCCTTGGCGTCGCCGGCAGGATCGCTCCAGCCTCGGACTCGAGCGTTCGGATAGTTTGCGTGGATGTACGACCGGAGCTCGGGGCCGAAGACGGCTTGCGACATATCGTCCGAGACAAACTCGTCGATGACCGTGATCCGACCCCAGGCGTCTCGCTGCGCGAGCACAGCGGCTGGCGTTCGACCAAAGTCAACGCCAATGATCAGCGGCAGATCTGGGTCAAACTGCACTTGAGTCGGCGTCACATGCAGGTGGTCGCGGAAATCGGGATGAACCGGCTTGCCATCGACGATGAACGAATACTCGTTGCCGAGCATGTTCGCGATCCAGTCGTCGGTCTTCCCACCCTGCAGGGCTCGTTCGTAGTAACCGTCTGGAAGGTTGGGCAGGTTCTCGGCGTCAGGGTTGGGCACCCAGATCTTCCGCCCGTGAACGTCCAGCTTGCCTGTGTCGATAACCCCACCAGGCTGTCGAAAGAAATGCCAGTCTGGCGAATCCGGGTCATGCGCGGCTTTGTAATACCAGTTGTCCTCGTCGGGCGCGTTGGTGTCGGCGATGATCCCGTGCCATGTGGCTCGCACGCCGCCGGCTACGTCCGAGGGATATCGGCCATGACGCAGATCGGCCAGCGCCACCACGTCACGCTGCAGCTCTTTCGCTTCGTTCAACCAAAAAGCCGTCGCTTGCACGCCGCGCAGCTTGCGGATTGCGTCTTCTCGATCGAGCGCATAGAAGATCACATCGCTCTCAACTCGCGTGCCGTCGTCTAGCTTGAATCGAGCTCGGAACGTCGGCGGATCGAGCCCGCCCATCGTCATCGTCCCAAAGTTCTCGTCAAACACTTCCCTGAAATCTCTGATCGTAGTGGTGGTCAGATCGGGGTAGGTGTTTCGGACAGCAATCCAACGACTTGGCCTGATCCCCTGGGCATTCGGCTCCTGCTCAATCATGCCCAGCAGAATGCGCAAGATCGCGGTGTAGGTCTTGCCAGAGCCCAACGGCCCCATAATGCCCGCAAACCGCGAGCGACACTCTAGGAACGCTTGGAGAGTCGGGTCGAGTTCTTCGATCTCGATCTGCAGATTCACGATGGAATCTCTTCTTCCACGTACTTGTTAACCTCGACCTCGTTCCAATCCGCGCCGTCAGCGCGCATCCTCGAGATAACCGCATGAACGCGACGCCTTGAGGTAAAGCGCATGTCGTCGAGCTCGCGTAGCCAAGGTGGAACCGGCAAGCGAAGCACGCGCAATGCCAGAATCTCACGCAGAGCCTGAACCCTGGGCGAAATCCGTTTACTCGCTTCGGTCTGCGTCGGCGGACCTGTCTTCTTTCTTCGACCTGCCATTTGCCCCCCTGCCGGAACCGAAACGCCGCACAGTCACAGTCTGCTCTTGCTTCACCTGCGCTTCGATTGCGTTCGGAATCAGCTTTTTGACCACGCCCATGAACACCGCCGGATCATCGCGCGCGACCTGCTTCAGATAACCAACCGGCCCCTCTGGATGTGATTCCTCGAGCGCTTGGCGCACCGCATCCCGCACCTCCTGGGTGTACTTATTCGGCGTGCCTTTCTTGCGCCCGCCGTATTTCGGATGCCCTTTTTCGTACGGCAAAACTATTTCCCACCACTTTGGTTCTCTGCTCTTCAAGCCACCGATCTCGAGCGCATGTATGGCAATACACCCATTCCGGTTGATTTCGCCACCAATGATAGCGTTGGCTCGTGAACAGATTTGAGCAACGTGCGCAGACAGTCGTCAAAATCGACACTTCATTGCAGTTCTTATTCTTCATCCATCGTCGCTTTCGTGCTGAGCCCACCAAGGCACGCCTTGCAGCTCGTCGTGCAATCGTTGCTTGTCGGTCGAGCTCAGATTGTTCACAACCTGGACCCGTTTGCGGACCTGTTTCAAAAACTCTGACCAGCTCAAACCGTCGGGATCATCAAAGCTGAAATCAATCATCTGCAACGGCACGCACAATCACCCGCACTCGACCCTCCCCCCGCTTGGCCGCTTCCCAACGAAACGTCGGGCTGCCCACCACCGAAGGCCGATCGTCCTCAAGAATTTCCAGATTCACTAAGGCATCGATGATTGCCTTGAAACTCGACGCCAGATTGTCTCGATCAGGCTCTCGAGTGCTGTAGCGAATGCACTCGAGCTCGGCTTTAGACAAAGGCTGATCGGGCACGTAATGATCAGCCAGCACCAAATCTGA